AGGTACTTTTGTCCAGTTTCTAAACCAACATTCTACTTCTTTTGCAAAACCACTTTGGTATATTTCGTGCATAATACCATTATCAACACTAATTAAAACATCTGGTTTAAAATCTCTGTATAAGGCATTACAACCATAGATACGACCTTTATTTCTTAAAGACTCTAAATTAAAATCTTTTCTACTACTGCCATTACCTATACAAAAAACTTTTTTCATCCTATCTCTTTTACTTTGTCTTGACATTTTCATGCCAATGTTTAATATTTCTTCTTCTTTTGGCCATTCTTCATCAAAGTATTTAATCGTCATCTTCACTTATAGGGTCCATATCATCAAGACCTTTTAATTTATCTTCATATTTTAAAATTATATTACTTAATCTTTGAGCTGGCCAATTTGCCTGTACCATTTCATCTCTTAATTTTTTTAAATCATTTAGTATTTCTTCTACCATAATTTAAATCTTTCTAACTTCTCTAATATCTTTTTGATAGGTTCATAAACTGTCCATATATCTTTGATATGTTTATCAAGTTTCTTATTTAACTTGTCTATCTTTTTTTCTATTCTATCTAATTGTTCTTTGTCCATACTTCTTTCATAATCATTTTACATTCTGTTTCATTATACTTCATAAAACCTTTTAACTTGGCCATCTTAAATGCGATTTTAGGCCAGACAACTCTTTCAGAAATATCTTTAGACCAATTTTTACTATACGATAGAATTGAATCAAGTATGATGGCGGTCTGGATATTAATCTTCCGTTGTATAAGTAAACGCAAAACTGGTGGATGTTGTCCGCCAGATATGCGAAAGCCATCATTAAACCGAATATTAAGAGAGCTAAACCTATTAGCAAGTGATGAGCAATCATTCCTAAAATGGTAACCAACTGCGTCTTGATACTTCTTATACTCCAAATAGTTCCCTTTGCCATCATTTTCTAATAAACTCTTTACCCATTTCTTATCATCTTTTGCAAAATTGGCAACGAAAAAATCCAATATTTCATCTTGTTTATACCGTGTGCTAAGTTTGTGAAAAAAATACCTATCATTCCTACTTGTAAATGTATCCAGTTTCGCATTGACTTTACCCTCATACTTAATATAATCATATGTAGGCGAAGTAAAATGTAATTTAACGGCCAAGTAAGTTTTATATACTTCAAATCCACCATACATACTTAAAGTTTATATTCGAAATTTTGTGTTTCATCATTTATATGAATCTGTTTTGCACCATTAGTAATATGAAAGTGTGTTGCCATTGGCGTCAATGGTGATAAAGTTACCAATCTCTTATACTTATGTTCTATTACCCAATCTCTCAATTTATTAATTATCTCTCTACCTGCACCTCTTTTTCTTGACCATACCGTATATGCTATTGCAATATCACCACCATCTACCCTTGACATATAATCCATCTCTCTCACGGTAAATGGTACTTCAGGACAAAATGCAACACAAACTATAGCCTCGATATTGTCATCATATTGTAGACCAAATATCTTTCTGCCATTTGTAATTCTAAAACCTAATGTTAGTTCAGGTCTTACAGGATCCTCTGATACATCAATGTCATCTAGTTCTACTAGTTTTGTGCCTTTTACCCATTTAAAGAAGTCATGTAAATTATATTTCATATAGGAAGTTTACCTTGTGGAGCTGCACTACTATTTTTAAGTAGTTTTAGATTTACTGCTTCTACTTTGATTTTTTCTTTAAGTGATTTTGATATTAGATTACCAACTGTGCCTGGGTCTAATTCATTTTCTTTACAAAATTCAAGTATCGCATCCATATAAGAACATCTTTTTTGTTTAGATATGCCCTCTATTTTCAAACTAAATTCTTTACTATTCATACTTCATTATACCATATTTTATTCAAAATGTAAAGCGTGGGTTTCTGTTGCAAGGTACCCACAAACCCCGGTTGCCTAATTAGGCAGCCATAGCAAATTGATTATTGCCATTTAAAAATGCGTTTAAGTTCGCCAACTATTACTCTCTGATAAACTTTTCAGCACCTGTCGAACCTATCACACCCCCCATAAGCACACCATGATGTGTTTATGGTGGAGGTGACCGGTACTGCCCCGGTGTCCAGCCTACCTATTGCATTTATCGTCAACAAGTAATTCTATGTAGAAATCGTGCTACTATCTTCTAGCATTTTTTCTAATTCTTCTCTACTCATTTCAGTACAACCTAAACTTTGTATCTGGCCATTAATACCATATGTGTCCATGTATATACCAAAACCATTTTTTAAAGCAGTAAAGTTTTGTTGTACATAAGTTTCACATTTTACTCTATCATAAAAAAATATCTGTTGATGATATTTTGGCAATATTAAACCAGTATCCAAATTTAACATCATAATAGTAACAAAGAAAAACTTTGTCATTATAAACTCAAACCAGGAAAAGCTAGTTCAAATGACCTGTATAACATACAACTTTCTTCACCAGATGGTGATGTAATAACTGCCATACTTTGGTCTCTATCTTTGTTTATAAAATAGCTTACCATATAAACAGGTTTTCCCCATTCTTGAGCATTCTCTTTACCTACTGATAAAGACTCTAACTCAAATTCATTATGTATCAGATATTCATTAACGGCGTCTGTCGTGCCACAAATTGTTGGTAATTGTGACCATTGAAGTCCGTCATATTCTGTTGTTGGTTTATGGTCAGCGTAAGCTATACTTGAAAGACCGAGTATTACTGCCGCTAACACAAGAAATTTTTTCATTTCTTTTTCCTCTCTTTTTAGGGATAAAATTGCGGCTAATTGTTATTAGTTTGGATTTTATCTTTATTAAGTTCTTCGTAATATTTATAAAATCCCTCAATCTGTTTCGTTAGCGGAGCGACAAAATCCTTTTTCTCTTTGATGTATGTTTGAGCATTACCATCTTCACACGCAATAAGGACAACAATTTGTTCTATTGGTTTTCCGAATAGCTCTTCATACATAATAGCATAGGCAGTACATTGCATAAAATAACTTTGTACCCATTCTTCTTGCTTAAACTTGTTAGAGGTTTTAAAATCAATCACAGATAATTTACCATTATATTCTGCAACACAATCAACTTGACCTGCAAGTGTCAACTTTTTACTATACATAATTGCTTCAAGCAAATGCACATTATCAATCTGGTCTACATATGGTTTAATTAGTCTGAATAGACCTAAAGGCAATACTGCCGACTCTGATGGTGTTTCTGATTTTATATATTGTTCTATTAGATTATGTGTGGCTTTACCACGAGCAGCCGCTCTTCGCATTTCATAATTAGCAACATCTTCACCTACTGACTCACGCCATTTTTTAATACCGTCACCAGTATTATATCCTAATATAGTTGTGACCGAAGGATAATTATGACCATCTACATCATAAAACCTCATGCCATCAATTCTTTTACCCTTGGTTTTAGGTAGTTTTGTCTTATCAATATCAACAAAATTAAATGCCATTATATTCTCCTTTTATCATTTTCACCATTATATAAGACTATCATATATTTGGCAAGTCTTAAATGTTTCTGTAATCCATATAAAGTCTTAATAAAGATTCTCTATCCGACTTAAACGGTTCTGCTTCTCAGCTAATCATAGTCTTAGCTAATTGTGTAGTTTCATCTACTCGTCTTGTCCAACCTCTACCAAATGTATCAAAGGTACTTAATTTTTCATAGTACGCTTGTCTTGCTTCTTGGTAGTTATCAATCGCCTTAGCTAAACCGTGTTTCTCAACATATTCTGATACTGCTTTTAATGTCATAGGACCGATACCACCATCTGGTGTTGTACCAATCATTGTCTGTAAATACTTAGCAGCTCTGCCTGGTCCTGCATTTACACCAAAATCAAAAACGCAAAGGTCTAAACCTAATGGTAGGTCATCACCTTTCATTTTATCCCAATAACCTTTTTTATAAATTGGTGCAACATCTTCAACTGTTAAGTCTTTCATGTCTTTTGTGCCACCAAATTCTTCATAAACTCTTTTAGTTACACCTAAATTAGTTTCACCACCTGGGTCTTTTGGATGATTTACATAACCACCTTCATGGTGTAAAATTGTTTCTAGGCACTTATCGTAATTTGCTTGCATTATTTTCCTCTCGTAAGTTTGAGTATGTTTTCTATCTGTGCCTTGATAATAGGACCTCTATTAGGCCAATGTATATAAGGCTCTTCACTTTTAGAAAGATTATATAAAAATGGTAATATAATCTTTTCTAATTCTTTAAATCTTTTTTCTGTTTCTTCGTTTGATACTTCTTTTGTTATAGTTTCTTTATCAGCGACTATCTGCATAATCTCATTCATCATTGACTTAATATCACCAACATCTTCTTTTACTTTTGCAATCTCTAAATTTGAGTTCTCAACCAGTTTAGGGTCAACTTTAGGTTCTTCACTAACGGTTGAAACTGGCGTCATACCCCAATCATCTTGTAGGTCAAAACCTCGCATATAATCTGGTATATCTTTTGCCATTATTTTTTCCTTTTTCTTGCTTGTATTTTTCTATGTTTTTCTAATACTTGTCTTGTTTTAATATCTTTGGTGCTTTTATTACCATATGCGTCATGCACTTTACTTCCTGGATGAGCGTCACCAATTCTACTTAACATATCTTTCCAACCACTATCGGTTTTTATACCTGTACCACTTACTATATTTATCTTGCCTATACCTTGTTTTATATGTTTATTCTTTTTTAAATAAACTTCTTTTTCAGATATAGACATAAACTCGGTAAACTTTTTACCAGTTTTAGTATTGATAAAATCGTATGTCGGCATTATTGAGAAAAATACTTTTTTAACATTTCTAATTGGTCATCATATTCAGCAATAATTTTTAATTCTTTCTCAACTGTTTCAATATGGTCGGGGTGTTCAGCGACACC